CGGGTATGCTGGGCAATGGCCGAGTTGCGCAAGCTGCGCGCCGAGATCGGGCCGCGCCGGTTCTTCCTGCTGCGCGACGTGCTCGCCGAGCGGATGTTCCTCTACCAGGCCGGCGTCAGGCGCGGCTACGCGAGCGAGCGGCAGCTCAAGGTGTTCGCCGAGCAGTTCCGGCTGGCGCTGGAGCTCGCAGCTATTGCGCTCGGCTACGCCTCGATTGCACCAATGGATTTTTCATGACCGGCCTCGAACGCCGCGGCGCCCGCGTGCTGCTCATCGCCGCCGCGCTCGCGCTCATCGCCCTGCTGCTGAGCCTGTGGGCCACCGCTTGACGGCGTCGGGTAAGTGGAGGTAAAAACGCCAAGATGCAGTTCTATGGCCCTCGCGTTTCCGCGGGGGTTTTTTGTTTCCCGGCGCAACCGCCCTTGCTAGCCGGGGAACAGCGGGCCGGACGGAAAACCCCTTCCCCACACGCGCCCGTCCGGCTCGCTCGGCAATGGTGTCAGGAAGCCATAGGAAGTCCGCCATGCCCGTCAAATCCAAGGCCCAGCTGCGCGCCATGCAGGCCGCCGCCCACGGCCGCTCCACGCTGGGCATCCCCAAATCCGTCGGCAAGGAATTCACCGCCCACAAGCCGCCGGCGCGCCTGCCTGAGCGCAAAGGCAGCGCAAAAGGTCGGGGCAAGTGAGCCGGTGGATGCGATCAATATCCTCATGTGGCTCGCCGTCGCCGCCGTCCTCGCTACCATCGCCGCTGCCATCGCCTATCTGCTCAGATAGATAAGTTTGATCGGTTAGAAGGAGCGGCCCCATGGCCCTCGGTCGAAAAACCGGCGGGCGGCAAAAAGGCACCGGCAACAAACCAAGGATCATCGCTGCAACCGAGGAAGCAATCGAGGCCGCGCAAGCCTCGGCAGGCCTGCTGCCGATCGATTACATGCTTCTGGTGATGCGCGATCCCATGGCGGCCGTGCGGCGTCGCGACGACATGGCGAAGTCGGCCGCGCCCTATCTGCACCCCCGCCTCGCCACGATCGATCACCGCGGCAACAACGGCGGCGGCATCCACCTCGAAGTCAAGCAATTCATCATCCACCTCGACGGTCGCGCGCAGACCAATGGCAGCGCATTGATCGAGCACGAGCCGATCGAGGACAGCAGCAGCAACGGCCGTCCCCGCGAAGGCGGGGATCGCAACGGCGGCGGCCCGGCGATCAAGCGTTACGATGAATGACCAGCCGGCCAAGACGCTCACGCTGCCCAACGAGTGGGATCCGCGCAGCTACCAGCTGCCGGCATGGTGCTATTTGCAGAACGGCGGCAAGCGCGCGGTGCTGGTGTGGCATCGTCGCGCCGGCAAGGACAGCATGACGCTGAATTGGACCGCCGTGTCGGCGGCGCAGCGCGTCGGGCTCTACTGGCACATGGCGCCGACGCAACGTCAGGTGCGCAAGATCGTGTGGGACGGGATCGCATCATCCGGCGTCCGCTTCATCGAGCAGGCGTTCCCGGCCGATTTGCGCGCCAAGACCAACGATCAGGAGATGAAGATCGAGCTCATCAACGGCTCGATCTGGCAATGCGTCGGCTCGGACAACTACGACAACCTGGTGGGCGCCAACCCGGTCGGCGTGGTGTTCTCCGAATACGCGCTCGCCGATCCGACGGCGTGGTCCTACGTGCGGCCGATCCTCGCCGAGAACGGCGGCTGGGCGGTGTTCATCTACACGCCGCGCGGGCGCAATCATGGCGTCGATATCTACAACATGGCGCGGCGCGAGCCGGACTGGTTCGCGCAGCTGCTCACGGTGGAGGACACGCGCGCGATCCCGAGCCACATCGTCGAGCGCGAGCGCAGAGAGATGGCGGACGAGTTCGGCAACGTCGAGGATGCCGGCATCTACATCCGCCAGGAATACTACTGCTCGTTCGATGCGATCATCCGCGGCAGCTACTACGGCGCGCAATTCGCGCAGATGGAGAAGAACGGGCAGCTCACGCGCGTTCCCTACGATGCCGGCCACGCGGTGACGACGGCGTGGGATCTCGGCATCGGCGACGATACCGCGATCTGGTTCGTGCAGCAGGTCGGGCGCGAGGTGCGCGTGATCGACTATTACGCCAACCGCGGTTACGGCCTTGATCACTATGCCAAGGTATTAAAGTCTAAGCCTTACGCATACGACAACCACATCCTGCCGCACGATGCCGAGGCGAGCGAACTGATCACCGGCACGACGCGGGTGAAGGCGCTCGCCGGGCTCGGTATCCGCGGCACGGTGCTGCCGATGTACAAGGTCGACGACGGCATCAATGCGGTGCGGGCGCTGCTCAACAGGTGCGTGTTCGACGCGGAGAAGTGCAAGGACGGGATTTCCGCGCTGCGCCAGTATCAGCGCAAGTGGGACGAGCGGCTGCGCGTGTTCGCGGATCATCCGCTGCATGATTTTTGCTCACACGCTGCCGACGCATTCCGCTATCTCGCGCACGGCCTCAAGACGCCGTCGATCGGCCGCACGCAGCGGCCGCAAGTGGCCGAAGGCTATTCGATCTTTGGATAGGAGGAGCCGATGGGCTTCTTAAGACCGCCGAGCATTCCGGCGCCGATTGCGCCGCCGCCGCCGCCGCGCATCGATGAGGCGCAGATGCGCGCGCGCGAGCGCTACAACACGGCGCGGCGCGGGCAGGCGGCAACGGTGCTCACCAGCGAAAGCGGGCTGCCCAACCTCGGCGGGCTCGGCCCGCGCTCGCAGCTCTACAACGGGCGCGGCGGCGGCATTTCCGGCGGCGTCGGCTGATGGTGGATATTCCCGGCCTCGCCTACTGGCGGGCGCAGCGCGAGCAGGGGATGGTGGGCGATCGTCCAGCGTGGGAGCTGGAGGAGCTGCGCGCGATGATGCAGTTGGTGGGCGGGCAGGAGGCGCGACCGACCGATGTGAGCGGGCAATCGCGTGTGGGAAGGACCGAGGAAGAAGCGGCCTTGCCCGAATTGCCGCACGAGGAAGCAAGCAAGTTGTTCCATCCCTGGCGCAGCCGCAACACGGTGCCGGATTTCAAGAACGAACGGGAATTGGACGAGTGGGTGAACCGGCTCGGCGAAGGGTTTGTTTCGACCTATGACGATGCGCAGGCGGCGATTATCAATCGATATCTGCGCAATCTTCCCGCCGACAAGGATGCGTTCAAGCTGCAACTGGATCCCCGTGCTCCAAACACGAAATGGATTTATATCAGGGCAAACCCCAAGACATCATGATGCATCATGCCTGACGATCGCGCGGGAGAGGTGATCCGCGACCAGGAGCGCATGGCGGCTGATCGCGCGGTCTGGGAAGGCCTGTGGGAGGATGCCGCGCGCCGCGTGCTGCCGCGCCTCGCCGACGTCACCGCCGGCAACTGGCGCACGGTAGCGCAGCGGCGCGACGAACTGATGTTCGACAGTACCGCGCCGATGGCGCTGGAAGTGTTCGCGGCCGCGATGGAGAGCGTATGCTGCCCGCGCTCGCAGAAATGGCATACGTTCCGGGTGCGCGACGAGGCGCTCAACGACCAGCCCGAGGTCGCGCGCTACATGGACGCGCTCGCCGACCAGGTGTTCGCGATGCGCTACCGCCCGGCCGCCAACTTCGCCGGCCAGATGGCGGAAGTGTTCATGGAGATGGGCGTGTTCGGCCCGGGCTGCCTGCTGGTCGACGAGGTGCCCGGCGTCGGCACGCGCTACGAGGCGATCGACGTGGTCGAGATGTATCTCGCCGAGAACGCGGTCGGGCAGATCGACAAGGTGCATCGCAAGTTCAAATACACGGCCAGGCAGGCGGTGCAGGCCTACGGCGAGAACTGTCCCGACGAGATCAAGACGCGCGCCGAGCGCGAGCCCGAGCACGAGTTCGAGTTCATCCACTGCGTCAAGCCGAATGCCGAGATCAAGCGCGGCATGCGCAACTATCGGGGGATGCCGTTCGCTTCCTACCATGTGAGCATTACCGGGCAGCAGATCGTGCAGGAGGGCGGCTACCGCACGATGCCGTACTGCGTCGGGCGCTATCAGACGACGCCGCGCGAGGTGTACGGACGCTCGCCGGCGATCAACGTGCTGGCCTCGATCAAGATGATCAACGAGATGGCGAAGACCGTCATCAAGGGGGCGCAGCTCTCGGTGTCGCCGCCGCTCTTGCTGCCGGACGCCGACACGATCCGCGCGTTCCAGGTGCGCCCCGATGCGCTCAACTACGGCGGGGTCGACGAGCAGGGCCGCGCGCTGGTGCAGCCGCTGCAATTGAAGGGAGAATTCCAGGTCGCATTCGAGGTGATGCAGCAGGTGCGCGAGGCGATCAACCGCGCGTTCTTCGTCACTGTGTTCCAGATCCTGATCGACAATCCGCAGATGACGGCGACCGAGGTGCTGATGCGGGCGCAGGAGAAGGGCATCCTGCTCTCGCCGGTGGCGGGCCGCATCCAGGCCGAGATCCTCGATCCGGTGATCCAGCGCGAGCTCGACATCATCACGGCGGCCAATGCCGCGCCGCAGCCGCCGGAAATCCTGCTCGAAAGCGGCGGGCTGGAAATCCAGTACGAGACGCCGCTGACGCGGGCGCAGCGGGCGGGCGACGCCTTGGCGCTACAGCGCACGTTCGAGGGCATCGCGCCATTGGCGCAGATCAACCCGGAAGTGATGGCCCGGTTCAACGCCGACGAGGTCTTGAACATGCTCGCCGACGCGCACGGGCTGCCGCCGAAGACGCTGCGCTCGCCGGCCGAGATGGAGGCGCTGGCCCAGCAGGCGGCGCTGATGCAGATCGCGCAGGCGGTGCCGGCAGGGGCGACGGCGGCGCGCGACATCGCCCAGGCCGGCAAGCTCTCGGCGGAAACGATGCAGATCGCGCAGGGCGGCTAGTGCTCGACTTCGTGCGCTCGCGCTGGCGGCTCAAGTCGTGCTGGCGTTCGATCCTGGTGGGCGACCGGGGCGAG